TATATATAGTTTTTTTTGCTTTTTTACTCATTCCATGGCAATGGCAAATTCACTATAGGTGGATTCTTTTGTGTTTCTATTTGTGCATCTAGGCCAGCTTTCAATGCATCTACATCTAAGCCATTCTCTAGCCATCCTATCACTACTACCTCAGTTAAATCAGGGTATGCTGTGAAATCAGTTGCTGATGGTGTAGCACATGCCATTAATCCATAGACATCAGATGAATAAGTGCCATCATTTGCCTGTAGTCTCCAATGCACATTTTTCACTACATCTGTTAAACCATCCTCTGATGGTGCAGTGTCCATTGCACTGATCACCCAATTGTATTGTATTGCCATATTATTTATTTTTTATTTGTTACCAAACCATGCATAGTTTACTTGACCACTACCTGCATTTGTTGCTGTTAAATATCCACTACTAACCCCAAAAGTTACAAAGTCAAATGATCCACCTATGTACTGTGTAGTAGGTGCATTGCCGCCATTATAGTAGAATCTGATTAAATACATTGCTGATTGAGTAGATGTACCATCACTGGTGTGTCTACTGGCTAATAGCAATACAGTTCCCCCACCGTTATATTGATCAATTGGTATGTTCAAAGACAATGCACTTGTACCGTATGTAGCAGCAGATCCAAAAGCAGCACTGCCCCCATTCCCAGTTGTTTTAAGTTTAGTATATGTGCCTAAATCTGATGCAGTTGTACTGTTTATTAAAACATTCCCTGATGGACTTATTCGCATTGATTCAGCACCATTAGTATAAAATATCATTGGCCTGCTACCATATCCATATAAAATTATATCTACTGCACTACCTGCAATTTGAAAGGAATTTGCTGAATTTCTATCAACGAATTGTATTAATCCATTATTACCATCTGATGATGAATTTATTACAAGACTTTTGCCAATACTAGAAGTCCCTAAAGTAAGCCCACCATTTCCAAGAGTGCTAGGACTTGTAGTACCTATTCCTACATTGCCACCGCTTACTATTAAATTATTTCCACTACCACCTAAGGCCATAGTCATATTTCCACTATATGATGAAAACGTATTTGCATAAATTCCACCCCCTGTTCTTACATATAAATCCCCACCGTTTATGTCTAATTTAGCACCTGGGCTTGCCGTTCCAATTCCTACATTTCCCCCACTTGTTATTCTTACCCTTTCTGCATCACTTGTACCTAATATTAAATCAGATGCAGCAGCATTCCATACATAAGCGTTATTTCGCAAAGATGTATTTGCTACTAAACTACCACCAACACCCAAATAAAAATTAGCACTTGAATTGGCATTTGTAATATTTACAGTTGAATAAGATGCAGTTCCATCATTGTTTACTCTTACCTTATCTACACCTGATGTGCTTGTAGTACCTATAAGCAATAACCCCCCACTTGTAAGACGCATCCTCTCTCCGTTATTAATAAAAAACCTAATAGGGTTAGCATCTGTTTGATTAAGGAAACCGCCTAAGGAACTATCAGAGCCAATTCTGAAAGCATAACTTCCCCCTTGCTGATATTCCGTAAAACTTCCAGCACTACCATTTATTGTTTGTATAGTATAATTGGTGACTACTGTAGGTGTAGTAGTACCAATTCCTACATTCCCACCTGATGTAAGCCTCATTTTCTCACCGCCTGATGTAACCCAAATAGTAGCACCTGTCTGTGATATGATCACAAAGTCACCTGCTACTGATCCTGTCACAAATTGTGCATTTGCAGTCACTAGCCCAAACTTAGCCTGATACACAGATCCAGTCACAGCCTCACCCATTGACACTGTTGGTGCTGCACCTGACAATCTCAAATGTGCATCAGCAGTAGCATTAAAAATCTCTAAGGATCTTTGTGGGGTTGTCGTACCAATACCTAAACGATTATTAGTAGCATCCCAAAAATGATTCGCTGATCCTGCCACACTTGTACTGCCAGTAAAATATGTTACATGACCGCTAGTGCCTGTACCTGTTACTGGGTTTGTTAAAGCATTTTGTTTATTATTAAATGTAGTCCAGTCTGTACTAGATAAATAACCGTTTGTACTTCCATTTGCTTGGCTGATTGAAAATGCACCTGTGCTACTATTGTAAGACAATGGAGATGATGCAGATAGTGAACTTAATGATATTGGTGTAAATCCTAATATAGTCGCAATAGACTTATTTTTCCATAAAGTACTTGAACTCTCATAAACCAAAACCTCATTATTTGCTACTGATGAAATGGCCACATTGTGCAATTCATCTAATTCATAACCATTCTGAATCTTAACCTCAATCGTTCCCTGTGTGCTGCTACTCCTAGTGACAATACCAATATAAACAATATTATCAGGTGCAGATGGCTTTGTAGTAGTGTATCCACCTGCCACTGTAGGGGATAGCCATAAAGTCACACCTGCTGTGTATGCTGATGTATCTAAGCCTGTCAAATTCCCAATGACTACCACATATCCGTTTGCGTTATTTGCAATATCATTCTGTACTACTCCATAGGTATTTGATGATGTACTTTCTGAATTTGCCTGAGCCTTTGCGATCAATGGCAATGTACCACTAGATCCGTTCAAATAAACTACAGTGCCTTTTGTTACAGTTGCACCTGTGGTGTTTCTCACCTCTGTCAATATTCTGTCAGATGACAATAAAGTAGGGAATGTCTGATATGCACCTGTACCATCCACATATTGAGCAATTGTACCAGTGTACATTGGTACGTTCACCCAGTTTGATCCGTTATATTTTATTATGTTTCCATTGGCAGCACTGGTGATAATCACATCACCCAATTGATTCAATGTGTAGTCACCCTCAGCAGGTGCTACAGATCCCACTCTGCCGTTAAACGAAATCACCCCTGCACCTGTCAAAGATTTCAGGTCAGTGATCGTAATCTTATATAAATAGCCAGTAGTAGGATCACCCACCGCAAGTAAATCACTTAATGATAAGGATGCCCTACTGTCTAATTCTGATATTTTCTTATTTGCCATGCTTATAAATAGGTTTATGCTGGGTATTGGTACTGAGTAGGAATCACACATCTATCTGATGTAAATGGTAACTCTAAGCTGATGTCAGCCTTTACAGCTATCAAATTGTCAGGTGTGTCCTCAGTTATAAAAGTCAATGATACGTTTTCACTCATCTCAAATTCAAATTCCTGATACAATAATTGAGCAATGATGTCCTGTGTCACACTTAGCATGTCACTCAAAGCCTCAGTTTCATTGATTTTTTCAGGTAGCATTCTGTCAAAAAAATACAGGCTGAAATTCAGTGTCAGTGTCCTGGTGGAGATATTTGCATTCGTAGAATCAAAGTACATAGCAGGATAGACATTGTCTGCACTTTCTCCTAGAAACTCATCAAAGTCACCGTAGTAAACAGTGTTAATTTGCTGATGTGCCTCTGCTATTGCTTTTATTTGACTTACTACCTGGTTTAATGTTAGTGTCCTTGCTGCCATTGTTTGTTTGTTTTTCCAGGAATACTTTTAGTTTATCCTGATTTTTTTTGCTATATGTCTTATTCGCCATCACAGCATGAATTTATGTTTCCCTGATACATTTGCTCAAAGGATTTCCCTTTACAGCCACAGTCATCACCTAGCCAAATGGTAGTGGTGTATGCTTCAATATCAGGTCTAATAGTGTCCACTCCGTTCCCTGGATTGTTATATAAAGGGAATACTGTAGTAGTAGATGATTGCCTTAAAAATTTTACTAGCCTTTGCTTATAGAATTCAGCCCTAGCTTTGTATCTATTTGCCACATCAATCATATCCTGGGCTGATGGCATATCAGTATTCTCACTGCTTTTTCTTACTACCCCCTTATTGTAAAACTGATAAGATAAGCCCATAGGCAATTCACTCATCACATAATACACTAAGCAGTTTGTAATATAGCTATCCAATAGATCTGTTTCTGCTGCTGTCAAATCATTGTCATCAATTCCATCCTGCAAACGATTGTATAAACCTGTACCCAATGCAGGCAGAATATACATATCCTGTGCTGTCAGGATCTCAGGCAAAATCAGTTTCTCATCCACATTCGCATGCAATCCTGTTCTCTCCTTTATTGTCTTTACTGATATAAAAAGTGTATTCCTACTCATTATTTTTGTTTTACTTTTTTATTACTATGTTACTCATCCAGGTGTGTCTGCAGCTAGGTGAATCACCCCACCATCCACCGCCTCTGTCAAATACACTATAGCCTAATCTTGCACTGATATTTTCAATGTCTGCTCTACTATATAGCTTATCCAATGAAATCAATTTTCTACAAAATTCCCTAGATGGATGCTCTGGTGTGTCTCTTTGATCTACTGGTACTTGTGTTTTCCACTCATAGCTGTACATCACTTTGAAACTCGTAGTGTCAGCCTTTTGTCCTGGTGCAAGTTTGCTTAATGGCTTTATAGGCACTCTCTCTATGGCATCACCCACTATTCTAGCTTTCAATATACCATCAGCCTCTAATCTGCCTAATGTGTCATTAATCACCTTTAAATCTGTCTTTGTCACATCAGCAAGTATCTCAGGTGTAATCAAATTATCCTTTGTGATAAGATCAATGATACTCCTTTCCAAATCATTTAAAATAACATCAGCAAATTCTAATGATAAAATCTCATTGTCAATCATTGCCTCTGTACTCTTAAACTTTACAGTCTTTTTTTTTAAAAATGAATAGTTGCTAGCACTCTCACCAAATTCAGCAAATACCTTAATGACATCATCACTGAATTTTGCAGGTGCAGCCTCATCCTCACCTAGCCAGGTAATCATGTCCTCATCAGTTAAACCATAGCCGTTTCTAAGCATAGCAATAGCCTGATCCCTGCTTATTTTACCCTTATTGAACTCTCTTACTATCCTTTGCATGTTCTGCCATTCTCTGCCTTTTAAGCCCTTTAAATGCTCATTGATAGACTGCTGCTGTGGCTGTGCTGTATTTGTTAAGTCAGGCTGTACACCGTATTTTGTAGCATCAATACCCATCTTTTCTAAGATCCACTCCTTAGGTGCTACCTGAGCAATGATATTCTCACTGAACTCAAAACTGATAGGCTCTACAGGTTGAATGTAGATTTCCTGCTTTGCACCTTTCAATCTAGCTAGCATATTGAAAATGCTTTCTAAAAATTGCTGCTTATCATTTACATAGGTATTTTTAAAAATCTCATAGCCATCTCTCATCTCAGTTCTAGTGCCTAATTTACCAGGCTCACTGATACCAAATAGACTAGGTGTAGTGATCTGATGACCTGCAAAGATGTTCTGCTGGATCATAGTGTCTACCTTTCCAAAATCCTCTTTTGTTAAATCTGATGCCCCTAAGTCCTCTACGATAGCTTTCCTGGATGGATCATTCACAAAGTTTAAAATAAACTTTTTACCATCTGATCCTGTGAATCGTTTTTCAAATCGTCTTTCAATGTTTCCCTTTTCCTCATTGCTAGGCTCACCATTGGGTAGGGTAATAAGTTTACTAGCAGAAAACCCAGTCTGTGCATTGCCTAGTACATGCTTAGAAACCTCAATGTCTGATTCAATGTAGTTTAATGCACCCATGTAGCCAGGTAGTGCATAGGTTTGCATCCCTGGTCTGTATTCCTTAATATATAGAATCTGCTTTCCTTTCCTAGTTTTTGTATTAAATGCAGGGATGATCTCAGGCTCAGATTTTCTATCCGCCCAGTCTTGCTTATACCAAAAATCTGTGTTATCCTTGTTAGATCTTATCTTTGTGTAATCGATATGATTGATCTCAGTTAATTGCTCACCAAATGCACTCCATATCACCTCAAGGTATGCTCCACCAAATACCTCAATGTCAATATCTACCTTTCTAGTCAGGTCATTCAATCCCTCACCAAAGCTGTTAACATTTTTAATAAATGTCTCAGCAGCAGGATCAGCCTCTTTCACAGCCCATCCATTCCCTATGATATAGTTTACTTTGCCTCTTACAATAGCCTGATGCTTTGCACTCTTATTGTACAAATCTAGCAAATATGTTGGGTAGTCATTTTTCTCACCAAATTCAATATAGCCCTGCCCTCTCTTTTCTCTGTACTCAGGTTGCTTTGCCTCAGCAAAACTCAATACATAAAAATTGTTTGTTAATTCCATTATCTTACTTTAAATGTGTTTGTAGTTTCATATTCGGTAAACTCAAAAGTAGTACTATCATTCAGCCTCAATATCCCTGTTTCTAATAGCCCAGTGGCTAGATCAGGATTGACATTGCTAGTGCTAGCTTGCTCATAAATATAGTAAGTCCATTCACCTGCTAACTTATTATTGAAATAAGTAGTAGCATTTACGCTGAATTTATTGTACCTATCTTTATGTGCTGATGTATCTGTAGCATTTAACTTAACAAAAGCCACCACATCATTGCTAGTTCTATTGATAAAATAGAATAAATAATTAGGTGCAGACAAGGTTTGCTTTTCAGTCAATGTCACTATCAGATCAGTAGTTTGCCCTTTTGTCAAGTATATCATACCATTAAATAGCATCTAGCCTGACTTTTACCATAAAAAAAAGCCAGCCCCTTTTGAGAGACTGGCCGACTACCTACTATTGAAAACCACGAAAGCCTAAGCTGTCAATCCAGCAATAATTGAGCTAGTCACCTCAGGTGCTAATTCTTTTTCACCACCGCTGAATGTTAATGCATAGCCGTTTTTATCTGCTTGAGCAGTACCAGTAGCACTAGATCCAGCAGTAATGTCTAAGCCATTTTGCTTTCCTAATAACCAGTATTTGCCATTTGCATCCTCTACTACAGCTATCAAATTGTTTTTAGCCAATAACAAGATTTCGTTTCTTGTATTTGCTTGCATCTTGTTTAACATAATAGCTAATTCCTGAGCATAAAAAATAGTTCCGTTTTGGATATTTGCATTTATGTTCTCAGTTAATGAACTGCTATTCTTAACAAGCTGATATTTATAGAATACTTTTCCACTAGCTTTTGTGATAGCTGTTACCACCCCTGACACTTCGGTCATAGATGAAACATCACCTGCAGCAATAAACCAAACGGCCTTAATACCGCCAATGCTATCTTTACAGTCTAATGTGTACCCCTGTGTTAATGCACATGCCATGTTTTGAATAATTTATATTTTTTTAAAAATAGGGCAGCAAAATTAATCACTGCCCTGTATTAGTTATACTACGAACTTAACGATCTCACCAGGGAAAGCAAAGTTCACACCCATTTTGAATTCAGATACGAAACGTACTTGATCAGCCTCTTTTGCGTAGAAAATCTCAAATCTTTCCTCTTCATTCAATAAATCTGTACCGATAAATAAGTTGCTCAATCTCATTGCATAAACCTTATTTGTACCGTTCAAACCTTGTACTGCTACCACTTTGATAGTTGTACCTGGTAATAAGAATTCGCTGTCAGATTTGCCATCAAATGCATAGTTGAACATGTTTGCATTTTTCAAAGCAATTGTGTAAGTACGGAAAACATCCATACCACAGAAAATTCTAACATCATCTTTTGCTACTACCTCAGCAGGGATTGCCTTGTAAACTGCATCAAATACAGCGATTACATTTGCTGATGTGATTGCAGTAGCAGTGCTACCGAAATAAGTGCTAGTGTTTGCGTCTACTACAGCAGTGCTTGCAGCAGTAACTAATTTGATGATACCATCAAACTTATTTTTGTTACCATCAGCTGATGCTGTGTCACCTTGCCATAAACCGATCTCTAATTGAGATGCGATTTTTTCAGTCTTTCTGTTAGAATACTGCTCTGCGAATACTACTGAATCATAGCTGCTACCTGCTGGTAAAGCCTTTTGTAAGTAAGTTCTCTCTAAGTCTTTTGGACATAAAGCCTCGTTTACTTTGATTTTACCTACTGTTACAGTTCTTTGAGTGAAAGTAGTTGTACCTGATGCGTTAAATCCGCAAGATGATCCATCTTGGAAAAAAGCGTCAGTGTCCATGATGTTAATCTTTTCGCTAGATTTTACACCTACCATCACATTTCCTTGATCTTTAATTAAGCTAGCTGTTTTGCTACCTAATACAGATGAAGCTACCAAAAGATCTTGATTCTCTTTTGTGTAGGTTGCTAA